GCCTATTTCAAAACTATAAAATTCTGTGTCGACGTCATACTGGACAATTTGCCATTGTTCACTTGGGCGCATAACCTTACGCCAACCATTTTCTAAGGTACGTTTGGTAGTACCGTCAGATTGTTTTTTAAATTTGTGTACGTGTCCACTTTTAACAATTAAATTTGTAGCACCAGTGTCAGATTTAGTATACTGGAATGTGTCTTTAATATAGTTGTTTTCAAAGACAATGTCTCCAATGGAATCAAAGTTTTTATATGTTAACGCAAATCCTAACTTGGTGTCTGCACTGCCAGTTGTAGCTCGTTTGTAACTCAACAACTTATTGCCGACAAATGTACTACTTGGATATCTGGTACCATCACTGAAACTAGTGTGTGTAGCGTCAAATATATCAAACAACGGCTCCTGATTAATTTTAGTTTTTTGTTGTGCTGAAACCCAACCCGAAGTTGTATCTTTAAAGTGGTATGCTTTGCCTTGTACACCCGCACCAAAGTTACTAACTAGTACGTCTCCAGGCTCAATTGTATCAATGCGTTCTAGTACAATAATTTTACTAGTAGTACTGTCGTTATCCTCGTCTACTTTTTTAACCTGATAGACATTTTGTCTAGTGTCTAAGTCTTGCGTAAACACAACGGTAACACCAGGAGTAAGATTGAATTGCTCACTAAAGTATCCAACAGCACCGTTTACGTTACTAAGTGCATCCGTTTGCGTAACATCAATCACATCAACATAACGTTTACCATTTGTACCATAGTTAAATAATTGGAGTCCTGCATCAAATTCAATAATTGGCCGTTTTGCTCTGGCAGTTTCTTCAATTGTTGGATTGAATCCATTTAATGTCGCGGTTGCTTCAATAACTCTGCGGTGGAACCAACGGTTGTATCTGCTCCAAGCATTTAAGTCAGAGCTAGCTCTGTTAATTAATATATAATCTTGTAAAATTGGGGCATCTTTGGTTTGCTCTAGTCCTCCGTTATCGAACAGATCACTGTCGTATCCGTTAACAAGGGTTTCTGAATACGGCTCAGGTGTTTTTAGGCTATCAACGTTAACTAGTTGAATTTCTGTGCCTACTCCCTCTACATACCATTCTCCAGCATATGTGCTTGGAATAACATCACTATTAAACTCAACTTTGAGCCCATTAATAAAGTTCACGCCATTGGGACTAGCATAACTGGGTTGGCCTAGTATATCGTCTACTACGTTAATTTTTGCATTATTGCCAGGATCTACTAAAACAATCTTACCAAAGCGGTTAGCATCTACACCATCTTGGTAGAATAGTGTGTCCTGTATAGCAGTGATAGGTGGAATAAGTTGTAAGAAGCCTTCTGCTGTACGTTCAAACTCTCTATTACCATAGTTAACGCCACTTTTAACGCCTACTTTTTTAAGTCTATCAATATCCGCAAGTCTAGTAAGTTGGATTGTGTCTGTCCCGCTAATATTAACGATGTTTACACGAAAGACACCATATCGTTCGTCAAATGTAAGTGTTGTTGTTGTATCAAACGATCCCGGGGCGAGTGTTACTGGATCTGTGTTGCTATCATAACCATAGCTGTCATACAAGCTGCCTTGTTCCCATTCGTCAGCATCTGGATTGGTGGTAGCAAAAATAATTGTTTTACCATCAATTTGTGTGACGCCGTCGATACCAGTCTGATGCTCTGCAAAAAAGTCACTGAGTACTCGGTTTTGTAATTCTTTGTATGTGTGATGTGTTGCAAAGTCAACTGTGTGTTGCTGTACCATTTCTACAAGACTATTTTGACTATCAATAGTTGGTACTCGCCAAGTAATTGTTCCAACTTCTGCACCATTATTTGTAACACCTGCTACTTCTCTGGTGCTTACGTTTCCTTGTGTAGTACTTTCTCCACTAAGCCCACGCTCAGTTTGGATCCAAAATGGTACACCTTCCTGTTCAACCTCAAATGTATATTCGCCTCCACGTGCTAGATAAAGCGTCGGATTAGGATTGCTTGTTACATCATCAAACCTATAGAATGGTTCGCCTACCGCTATGTCTGTGGTAACCCCATCAAACGGCTGTGCATCAAAGTTGGTGCTATCAAACGGATAGCGTTCGTAATTTACACTTTCCCTGAGTACTTTAAAACTATCCTGTGTGTCAACCGCACTACTGAAAACTTGTACACTATCTGGTCCCTCTGGTAGCCAAAAATATTCACCATAGTTAACTAACTTGTCGTAATCAACAAAGCCGCTCCAGTTGTAATAGTCTTGAGCAAATAAGTCTGTAGTTTTTGTACTATTCCCATTGTAGTAATTTACTGCATTCAGCATATCTGTGTACATGTGTACTGAATCGATCTTTTTATTACTATCTTTATAAATTACTGCTGGCTCTAACTGAAAATTTTGTCGTTCAACAGTGGTCTCTTGAAGATAACCATCACCAACCACATACCCAGCAGAATTTTTCCTACCTATATAGCTATTGATCTTTACAGGCGCTGGTTCGCTTATTAGCTGGTCAAGCGTAGCGTTAAGGAATTTTTTATTCTTACTACTCCTGAAAATTTCAGGCAGTAGTGTAGAACTTTTTCTAGTAGCCATTAATAACTATACCCTCCGCTATTGGTAATGCCAACATTGTTATTTACGGTGAGTGTATTTGTAGTGGTTGCAAGTGTACTAGTACCTGTGCCACTTGCGCTTTCTGTTATAACGTTGCTAGCAGTCTCATTTACAACTGTGCCAGATGCACGTAGTTGTGATGCTGTTATAACATCAATTATATCAACGTCACTTACTTGAGCAGCACTAATAAAGATTTCATCGCTCTGACTTTGTATTTGGTATAAACTACCAAAACTTGCAGTACTAGCACGGGGAACAATAATAATACTAAGCACATCTGGTGCTAGCACATTATGTAAGTATGCACTCAGTTCACTAAAGTAAAATGTGTCGCCAAAGTCCCAGTTTTCTATTGCAAAATATCGGTTTATAGCACCAATTGTCTTGGCTTTAATTTCGTTATCACTTATTAGTGTGCTTTTATTTTTTACAACTTTAAAACTTGCTTGCAATTCTTCATCTGCCTTTGTGCCAAATAATGGTCTGTATGTTACACTATTGAACACAATAGTATCACTAATACTTTTATATTGATCCAGGGATCCAAATGCGTCTCTAAGTTCTGTAGTTGTTGGCTTGGTTGGCTTTTGCGTACTGCCTGTTATATCTTGTATAAAGTTCCTATAGTCATTGTCATAAACTGTTGTTAGCATAAACATGTCTATGATATTTGTAGGACTTGGATCAATACGCCTGTTGTTTGGAGAGTTGTGCGTATACTGGAATAACAAGTTACTACGTCCAGTTTTAGTGATATAGTCAGTACTTTCTGTAATAATTTTTGCATTAGTTGCATCAATACTCAGTATGTAAAACTTGGCAGTACTTGTAATATAAAATAATTGCCCACTATTAAAACTGTTTTTAGCGGCTTCAATATCTGCTAGACTGGTATAGGATACGTCAATACTTGTGCTTGGTATATTTTCAAGTCGTTCAAAGCCATCTGTGTCTAGGTATGTTTTATAGAATACAATCTTGCTACTAGAATTTACATCTGGAGCAACAACTTTATCAAAAACTTCCGGGTCATCAACTACACCGTCATCGTCCTGGTCAGGAAAAGTTACTTTAATTTTTTCACTAAGAACGTAACCGTCTGTTTCTATAATCTGATCGTCTACATTCATAATATAGTTGTTATTAAGTGCATTGCTACTGTCAGGTTGGCTGTTAACTTTAAGTATGTTTACTTTGTCTCTGATAGTTTTGCTAGTTCTAGGATCAAATATTTTTAGGTCCTTGTCGAAGTAAAATCGTGTTTCCAGAAAACTCTCAAATATATATGACAGACTTCTGTAATTTACAGTATATGTACTGCCGTCATTGGTAAACTTAAATAACCAACTAGCATCTCTGTTGAGATTTTGGGTATTACCAGCATAGTCTAGACTAAATGTATTAGTTTGATCTAAATTAGCGCCTGTAATAATTACCCATGCGTTTGTATCATAATCATATCGTAATCCAAATGTTTTAAATGTTATTACGTTATCTACAATTGTCTGTCTAATAGCACTTGGTAGCACAGTATTCCAGGGAGCAATTACACTGTCGAGTACTGCATCACTTGGAATATTTTCACTAAGTGAAATTGGTCCTTGCCCAGTTGCTAGATTACCTGCACCTTGGTTAATACCATCGTCAACCACCGTTGTAATTCCGCTCCAAATATAATCTTTAGTATTTGCTGTGCCACTTGTGCCTGTAATAAGTGCGTTACTAAGATCAAACACTTTACCAGCTGGTGCTGTAAATTTAACAAGGCTGCCTTGTTTAACATGTTTTAGGTTACTACTAGTAAACCCACCAATGGACAATGGACCATCACTGACTGCATTTTTAAAGTACCCAGTACAAGCGCCACTGCCTTGCGTACTGCGATTCCAATCTACACCCAAATTAGTAACACCAACAAAAGGATAATTATCGTAGTAATAATGCAATGTTTCTTTGTTTTGAATAACTGGTTCTAAATTTTTACTAATAATGTTACTGACATCGCTGGCTGTTGTAAAAGTAAAAGCAAAGTTTTTAAGTACATTTTCGTTATAGAAAATTCCGTCTTCTGCAACAATATTAGTACTAGAATATTTTCCAGTAGTATCTCTAACATCTAGGTATCTACTGACTCCACTCGCAGTTCTATTAATTGCTTTTGTTTTAATAACATTATTAAAGCTAGTAAAGGGGAAAATTTGATAATCTTCACCTGTAATCATACGCTGTTGTGTATAATATTGTTGCTGTGCCTTTTGTTTTACATCATTTAAATTTTCTCTTGAGCTTGCATTAGCTACAGTATACTCTAAACTAAGACCCACAGTAAGCGTTTCAATTTGTCCGCTATGACTTATATACGGAATATCCAAACTTATGTCTGGTGCATCTTGGGGAGTAATTTTATAAGTTAAACCGTTGCCAGTTCTAAAATACGCACGAAAATTTCCAACCGGAATATCACTGAACACCCCATCCCCAAACGAGAGGCTAATTTGGTCTGCTGATCTGCTGTTTACTGCAAATTGTGTATTACTGTCTTTGGCAAGGCTGTTATAGATTACATTAGTTCCATTAATAGCAGGGACCTTAATCCATTGTTTGCCTTCTAAACCATTCTCATCAAGTTGGTATAACCAAACATCATTATTATCAATACTATTAGTATCCAATTCAACAATTCGGTTGGGTAAACTTTCATTTATGTTGAAGTCTACAGTTTGCAGTTGGCCTTGTTTAAAATAAAAGAAGAAGCCATTGTTTTGACTGGCAAACCCTTGACTGTCGTTTTTGTAGATACAATTTAGTGTATTCCCAGGCTTTGGGCTTACCTCATATAAAAAGTTTGTATTTGCATGAGTTCCGTTAACGATCTCAAACCCAAATGTATTGCCGCCGAGGTCTGTTTCAAAAGGGTAAACACTAACAGTATTAGGCACAGTACTAATCTGATATTCATCCGTGGGGATACCTACTATAGTGGTACTAAGGGAAGGATTGCCAAATCTCTGAGTTTTATTAAAACTAGCATTGAGGATCGTTGTAAACTGTTCCAAGAAGTCAGGGTTTGTATTATCGCCCCAAAAAATCTGTGTGTTTTGCAAATTATTGCCGTTGCTATCAATAACATTTTCTGTGGTTTGTACTGCCTGAAATTTAAGTAAACCACGTGCGACTTGTGCACGTTTAGGCTGATAGTTAAGCATTTTCGCAATTCGAAGAATACTATCTCTGCGTTCTGCTGTTTCTAGGAAATTTTCTCTAGCATTTAAGTCTGCACGAAAACTCAGGCTTTGTGCAATATATGCAATAAGATCAATAAGTGCAATATATTCACTGCTCTCAATGTAGTCATTGAAATCCTCAGGATAGTATGTCCTGAGATAGTCTATCATTGTTTTTCTTATAGTTTGAAAGTCGTAGGCCTGGAAGTCTATTTCCCTAAAGGTTTCATAGACTTTAGTCCAGTCTTCGCTAGCAAATAAGTTACTCTGTCGTGCAGTTGATGCCATGTTTAACAATCCATTTTAAGTATTTATGGCATTAATTATCTACTAATATTATAAAATCTCACTGGAAGTATTCATTACTCCGTCTACATTCAAAAACTTAACAAGCATAGTTTCTGTTTGATTTTGTTGAACATATAATAAACTTACTTGGGCACCGATACCATTTCCTTGTGGTAACTCGTCCACAATAAGTTCCTGTAGTTCTACCCTGGGATCGTAGTCGATTACTTGTTGAATTTCGTCTAATATTAAATTTTTAGTGTCTTCTGTTAGTGGATCCATAATAATATCTTGAATACTAGTACCAAAGTTTGCATTCATTAGTTTTTCACCGCGCCGAATGCCAAAATTATTCAGCAAGTCACGTTTAATCAACTCTATATCTTCAAGTTTACTGCCAGTAAACTCACTGTTTAGTGTACTATATCCTTTGTATAATGCCATACCGTATTTACCCGTTACATACCCATATCTTATAATGTGCCATTATTTTCTCTGCGTCGTACTTCTTTTAATAGGGCGGATCCACTTAACCCAGTCTCTGCTTTTATTCTAGCAATTTGTTTTCTTCTGTTTTCGTCTGCTATTCTTTCAGACGCTAACTGTGCTTCGTCTCTAGCTCTACTTGCGGCATCGGCCGTTCGAGTAATTGATCCGCCACCAGATACAGTTTTTATTGTCTGAGTTGTAGTGCCTCCGCTAGTTGTAACTTTTGTAGTAGTTTCATTTTTCCCTGGGTCACGTGTTACTACTGTTCTTGCACCTGTAGCACTATCGTCTCCACTAATATTTTCATACCAGCCTGAACTGTAACCCAGACCATCTTCAGTACTGCTTTGTTTACTTGCTGCAACACCAGTGTGAAAATAGTCGTCGTAATAGCTAGTCATATCATTATTATCCGGCACTATAGTAGTACCTGCTAGCGGCCTAGGATCAATATAGTTTCCTTGTCTATAATCTGCTGCAATGCCAGCATCGCCGCTGGCATATGTTACCAGTGTCATACCTGCGATTGTGTCTTCATCGTCAAACTCGTCAATAGCACCGCTGTTGTATGCATCCTGCATACTGTTAAATGTATCAGCATAAAACATATTTTCTTGAGTAAAATCATTGCTTAAAAAATTACTTACACTACTGATACCATCTTTGCCAGTCCACAACTTACTATCTGTCAATTGACCGTTAAATAGTGCTTCAGGACGAACAAATCCATTTTTTTGTAAATTTTCAACAGTTGCCCCAAATTTGCCAACTGCGCCTGTTACACTGTTTACAAAATTAGACATCCCACCGCTTCCAGCTAAATTGGTTACTCCTGCTGCCAGGTTACGTGTTACTTTGCTGTTAAGATTTCCCATTGCTATTCCAGCCGCATTTTGTTGAACTATACTAAGTGCTGGAATTAGTTTGTCGTTTGTATTGGCCAGTGCTCGCTCTATACCAGTCTTGCCTAATTTCTCTTTGCCTTTTGGTATAGCTGGTGTTAGATCTGCACCGCTTTTTATATCGTCAATATTAGCAGCCTCGTAAACAGATGGAGGCGTTGCTACGTTATGGCTTTTATAAGGCTCATGAGTAGGAACTCTGTCTACAGTGGTTGGCAATTCTTTGCCACTATTATAAAATCCTTTGGTGTCAGGCGTAGTATCTTCTAGGGTCAATTGTACTGCTTTTTTTTGCTTTCCAGCACCAGCAGCCGAACTTTGTAGCGCAACACAACTGCCTTGTATAGCAATAGTGGCTCCTGCTTTTAGATTCATACCGCTGCTTGCTTGTATGTTTACACCACCGCCACTTTTTACATGAACGGCAGAACCGCCATGAATAAATGTGGCTCCCTTGTCACTGTATAGGTTTGCCATACTAGTGCCTTCCAGGTGTAGGTTAGCACCTGCTACTATCTGTACAGTTTGGCCTGCATGCATTTTAATATTTTGGTCTGCATGCATGTTAATATTTCTACTTCGTAAATTTATATTAGTCTGACTGTAAATGTCCAGCTGGCCCTGTCCGTCAATTTGTATCCAGCTGGTACCTTTACTATTAGCAATGTAGATTAAATCTTCAGTATCATGTAACAGTATTTGGTGGCCGGCGGCTGTACGGAAACGCATAAGAGAATTGTTGCCTTCTATATCTCCGTCGTCCATTACAAGAGCGTGACCTTTGGCACGAGCATGTCTTGCTTCTACGCCCTTTGCATCTATCTCTGATAGTGTGCCTCCTTCATTTAATGCTTTATTAATACTAGGTTTGGATTCAATTTTTTGTCCGCCTGGCAGTAACCTACGGCCTTTTGTACTGATACCTATAACTTCACTAGGAGTTTCTCTGGTGTAACTACTACTGGTAAGTCCACGTATTTCGTCCTGGTCCAGTCCCTGAGCTTTTAGGAAGCCAGCAGTATGGGTATCAAGCGCACGTTTGGGTGTTAAAAAGTTAGTAATCTTACCAACATCATTATCAGTATCGTTAAACTCCAGCGTTGGTGCCTTGTCGTGTCTAACTAAATTAGGATTTTTTGTAAAGTTCTTACTTGCGCTACTTTCAGGTAGGCTTTGTATCATATAGACATCAGGCGCACAAGCAAAATAATAACCATCAGCATTTCTGCCTTCTGGAAAAACACACAGTACTCTACTTCCAACATCTGGTGCTGGAAATACAAACCCACTTGTGTTTTTAACTGCTTCTACGGTGTCACCAGTAGCGTCGATTGTTTTACCATTGGAATTGGTTTGTGAAGTGCGACTATAAAAAGGCGTGGCGTACTTTACACTACGCCATTGAGTTTTATCTTCTTCTCTTGCTTGATCACTAAAGGTAGGCACAAAAACCATCATTGTGCCAGAACGAGTGGGGTGGCTGTTTACTTTAACAACACCAATAACAACACCTTTGTCTTCCCGTACGCCCCGGACATCTTGTGTTTTAAAGTCCTGGTCACCGCCTTTAGCGCCACCTCTTGTATTAGTTGGCATTGATTACTCCTTATAGTCCAATATTATCATCATCGAATCCCGATTGGGTGTCTGTTTCGGTTGCATCTCTCTCAGTAAATTGCGTGTTAAAAAAGTCTCGCATCTGATTGCCTGCTTGTTGTATTTCAGACACAACGTTAGTTGCAGTCTGATTTAATTCCTGACCTAGTTTTGGAATGGCATTAGTTGCAATATTAGTTATTGAACTATTTGCAGCGTTAGTTAGTTTTGCAGAAATTCCATTTGGGATTAATCCTGATGTCGCACCACCTAGTAATGGTAACAATGTTAACAGAGATTGGTTTTGAGTGTCAAGTGCAAACTGTTTACGCTCTCTGTTTTCAAGGCTTTCTTTACTTCTAGCAATCTTTCCGGCAATAGGTTGCATTTTAGTTCGTGTTGCGCTAATACTTTGAGTAAATACTCCCCCACTCATTGAGTTGCTTATTTTATGAACCTGATATACTCCATTAAACTCTGATGTTCCGTATTTTTTATTAATATTAGGATCAGCAAACCCAGTTAAATCATCATAATCAGTTGGTGTTTTAAAATTTAGTTGAATATAAGGAGGGGTTAGATCATAATTAATTGTGCCATCTGGCATAAAAGGAGTACTGTAAACTGTGTTATCATTTCCCTGTGCTTGAAAAAAACTGTCGCCGGTGGGCAGGAAAGCAGGATCACCAATTATATCTAGATTAAGCATCTGCATATCAGTACCATCATCGAGAATAGTACCCATAAGATCTTTAGCACGTTTGTCTTCAACTGTCTCATCGTTGGCAATATTTTGTCCATGAGGACTTTGTGGTACTTCTTTAATTTGTGGACTCAGAGTATTAGGAGTCTTGTCGCTTACAGGATTACCTGTGCCCATTTGAACTGCTTGATAGTATGCCATGTTAAAGTCCAGTCTACAGTTTAGAACATGCTTGTTTTCACCTGTAAAGATGTAGTCATAGATTTTATGAACGCCTTCTCCTTTGGGCTTTGTATTTGGTGCCCAGGGATAGTCGTTGTAAAATACACCAGCTGTTTGCACTGTCCAAGTAATCTCAAACTTATACTTTCCTTGTTTTTTATCCCAGCCTATAAAGTCTGTAATTTGAGGATTAACTTTAAACCATTTTATAGGAGTGTCAGTTTCAGTTTTGTTAGCTGCGGCCTGGTTAAGCGGCTTAATATTATCTTTTAAATAAGAGCTTGCTACAATAATATAGTTAATTAGGTTAACAACACTGGTTCCAGCATTAATTTTAAATAGTTTTTTATCTTTTGTAAGATTTACCTTGCCTTTCATTACACTGCCATACTGCTGATAAACATTTTTAGTTTTTTGTGTTGTGTTAAGGGCGTCTATGCTCGAGCCTATTAGTTTGCTGTCCATTATATCATCAGCAACATTAAATACCCATCTTTCTGCTATTTCAGCACTTGCTGGAACAGTTACTTCTTTTTTGGTTTTGGGATCTTTTACTTTGCTTGGCCTAGTTTGTGCTTTATAGTGATTGTTTACAGCCTCAGGCAAACTAATTGCTTTTTCTCCCAATACGTCTTTTGTTTGTGTAATAAAATCTTCATCAGTTGCATCTTCACTGTCGTCTGGTATTCTAGTGGTTTCTGTTTTAAATGCTTGTGCAGCACCAGCCAAAATATCTCCTACACTACCAGCACTTACCTGTACGTTTACGGGAATGGTAGCACGTAATGAACTAAACACATCATGATGGTAGGGCACAGCAATAACCCTATAATTTGTTCCTGTAGCGTCTATACTAAACGACAGCTTCTGCATTTTAATAGGTATATATTTAGGCGTTACTACATTATTACTTGGCTTGCCTAGCTCGTCATATCCTTTAAACTTTACTTCTAACAAGTAGGGTGTGTGTAAGTAACTCTGCTCTTCTTCTAAACTAAGCTCACTTTGTTTCTTTAATCTTTCTATAAGTGTACACCCATTTGGTTCTACAATTGCAAACTTGATATTAATTGCATTTGTGTTGCCAGTACGTGTACTAGGATTTGATCCAATGTTATCAAAAGTTAAGTCGTCAATAAAAAACTCAGTGTTCTGAAATTCTTCAGCTAGTTCTCTATCTCCTCCAGTACCGCCTTGCCGCATAAGCAAGGCCTTGGCTGCTTGCGCTACATTTTTAGGCGCTTTCAGCATTTTTACGTAATCTTTCGGTTTTAGCATATAGAGTGCAACGTTATATGTGTAACTACTAAAATTGTCTAGCTCATTTGGTCTAGGATCAATTTTTACATTTAAGTCTGCTTGTAGTCCAGCGCCTTTGCCTCTGGTTTTTTTACTTGCAGCTGATTTAGCAGATTGTACTGTGGTTCCAGGCTTGTTACTACTACTACTACTACTACTACTACTACTATTAGTGGGAGATTCGTCGCCCTCGTCTACTGAAAAGGATTCACTTAATTCAGTTTGACTTGGATTTGTGTCAAATTCTCCGCCAGGACCTCCAGATTGTACTGGCGTTCTAGGCGTTCCAATAGTGTTAGGTGATCCTATCTCATCGTCATCAATGTTAATAGTGTCATTGTCATTAGTGTTAGGTATAGGAGAATTAGGTGGTACTGTGACAATATTTTCATCACCCCCAGGTTGTGCCGTATTATTAACTTGTGGGGGGATAGTTTGAACTGGTGGTGGAGACGGCGGCTCTCCACCACCCAAGTTAATTGAAAGTGGTTCTAGTTGCCCTTGGTTAGGGTGGCCAGAAATGTCATTAACAGCGAAATCTGTAATTGTACCAGCTTCTTCAGCAGCGTCGAGAACCGCCTTGGGTATCTGATCAAACGGTACGCCCAAAAAGTCTCTTAGGTCTGGTGTACCAACCATATTAAATCCCCAGTGCTTTTTCTAGTGTCTCTTGCTTTGGAATATAAATTTTAAGTCCAACTTCAAAATCATATATTGGATCTAGTAGAGTATTAGGATTACGTATCTGAAATACCCACCAGAGATTGGAGTTATTGTACAGGTCAGCAGCAAGTAAGTCTGGCCGATTTTTATATGTTTGAGTAATAGTAAAAATTACATCATCGTCTAATTTTGGGATAGGCCTAAAAGTCATGACATCCAAATAGTTGCCGTGCATTTCTGTGTTTGCATAAGGACTATCTTGCTCGTATTCAACCGTTGCCATTATGGAGTACCTCCTAGTCCTCTGCTACCACCAACCAATCTACCTTTGGCATAGTTTTCCAAACTAAATCGTTGTTGCGCACTGCGACTAACAACCGGCTGTAGTGTAACGTTAATTGTTATAAGTGTAGGCACTCGTGTCATATTACCAATTGATCCGCTGCCTGGTTGCAGTGGTGTATCGATGTAGTCAACGTTGCTTTCAAAATCCTGTACTGTGTTTGTAATTACAACTGGCACGCTCTTAAACATGTGGACCCCATGCGCACTAAATCTTAGCACCGGCGGCGGCGTGCCTCTGTTTTGGTCGGCGCCGTAAAAACTTTTGGTTGCACTCTTTAAGAACCAGAGTGTAGCCAGCAAGTATCTGGCTTCGTCTTGGTTATTTGCTGTAAATTGACCTACAACACTAATTTGATCAACTGAGCTCATTCCATAGCTCTGTTGTGTATAGTTTGTGTGACTAGGGTTCTGTCCGGCATAACTTGCACTGTAACTAACGTTTATATTTGGTGTATATGGCCAAACCACACCATCTGTTTGTCCAAGTGGTGCCATAAGTTGATTACTGCCATCTTTATAAAATAATGGCCCACTCTGTGGACTTAGTGCAAGTCTTGCACGTATGTCATTTTCAGCATTAAAACTTACGTTTGCTTGTGTGTTGCCCCTGGAACTAGCACCACCTGGGTTTAACGCATTGGAAAGTAACCTCTCCGCTTGACTTCCTATAATGGACCTGGCACTTTTTGCAATAAAATTATCACCAGGAATAGCACGATTTAGCCCTTCATCAACAATTCTTGTTGATCTACTAAATATCTTGCTACCTAAATTATCAAATAAATTTGCCATTATATACCTTTTATAATTTGCTATTTGTATTTATAGACAGTATAATAGTAGTATATTATAAAGGATTAACATGCGACGTAAAAAGTATCTTAATAACAAAGACCTGTTAAAGGAAATACACAAGTCCAAAAATTCCTTTAGCAGCTACGTAGACCCTGATAACGATAATCAGTATGACATTATTCTACCTAGTTTAGAGCGTGTAAACATACGTACAGTTGCACAGGCCAAACGTAATCGTGCCGATAGACTGGGCAAACAGGCTTATGAAGAAGCTGTGCTGCAAGGCCAACAGGTAAAACAAGCACAGTTTGCAATCGACTGGAAAAAAATAGACAAGTATGATCTAGTATTTAGAATTATGTCCTACGACCATATTCCACTTGAGCCTGGTAGAAAAAAGAATCCTAAAACAGTAATGGATCATCATGTTAAACTCAACTTTCCTCCCTATCAGCATTTTAGATTTGACGAAAACGACGAACTAATATGTGTGGGCAAAAGCCACTGGACTGGTGGGATGGAGAACGGACACTTTACCACAGAAGGTGGTGAGATAACAAAAAACCTGGCAATGATGTTCCTAAAACTTGTGGAGAGGTATGGTACCAGATACAACTGGCGCAACTACACCTACAATGATGAAATGCAGGGCACTGCTATAGCTCAGTTGTGCTATATGGGATTACAGTTTAATGAAGACAAAAGTGACAATCCTTTTGCTTACTACACTGCAACAATCACCAACAGTTTTACCAGAGTGCTTAACCTGGAAAAGAAGGGTCAAAATATCAGAGACGACATACTGGAACAGAATGGACTGAATCCCAGTTATACCCGACAGTTTCAGAACAATGATGCAAAATCATAAGCCCACACTTCCGTATGCAGAGTTTTATATAACAAATGTATGTAATTATACATGTGGTAATTGTAATAGATTTAACAACTATAATCTAAAAGGTTTTCAGAAATGGCAAGACTGCAAGGTTGCCTATGCAAATTTTGCAGATAGATTGGATATTAACACTATAGCAATACTAGGAGGAGAACCTTTTTTAAATCCGGAACTCTATAATTGGGTACACGGAGTTGCTGAACTTTGGCCTAATGCTATAATTGAAATAACCACAAATGGGAGCAGACGTAAGGATACACAATTATTAGAAGTACTCCAAAAATATAAGGGCAGAGTTTGGATACACCTGTCCTGTCATGATATTAACTATTGGGATACTATGCATCAGGATATTATAAACTTTTTGCCTGATTGTAATTATGAGATAGAATTTGATATCACAGAATGGAATACAAATTATAATATTATAAAAGGCGAGGATTGGCCTGATCAAGTTGTAGATATTACAAATCCCACTAACCACGAATGGATCTCTGATGAGCTAGATGGTATTGGAATTAATCTAAAAAACTTTTACCAACAAATTTTATATAAAGTTGATGGTGAAATTTGGTACAAACTTGTTAAAAGTTGGTCGTTTAACAACACTGCGTTGAAAGCGCGAGCAGATGGTTCGTTATACGTAGATTCCACTAGCGATCCGGATCTTGCACATGATGTCTGTTATAGCAAAACTTGCCATCATTTTATAGCCGGAGAACTATACAAGTGTAATATTCCGTATTCATTGCCTACAGCAATAGACCAATTAAAAAATATCGACATCAGCGCAGAAGATTATATAATACTTAATAGCTACAAACCTCTTAGCCATGATTGTAATGATACTGAGTTCAACAACTTTATTGACAACATTAACAATCCTATTGAGCAATGCAAATTTTGTCCAACTTCCTTTACAGCGGAACAAATATCCATTGGTGTAAAATCCTCTACAGATAATAGTTTCTCGGAGAACGCAACTAAATGAACTTATTTAAAAAGGCAATATTCTTTACGGATATTCACTTTGGCCTAAAGTCAAATAGTAAAACACACAATCAAGATTGTTTAGATTTTATTGACTTTGTTATTGAACAAGGAAAACTTAAACAAGCAGAGACATGTGTTTTTCTAGGAGACTGGCATCATAACCGTGCCAGTATCAATATTAGTACGCTTAACTATAGTATACAAGCATTTGACAAACTTAGTGAAGCGTTTACGCAGGTGGTATTCTTGCCTGGCAATCACGATGAATATTATCGTGACACCAGGGAGATGAATAGTATAGCGTGGCTTAAAAAATATGATAACGTGCGCTTATTTGACGACATTACGCAGGAAGGTGATGTTTGTGTTATGCCCTGGCTGGTTGGCAAAGAGTTTGCTCAGGTATCTAAAATTGAATGCAAATACATGTTTGGGCATTTAGAATTGCCTAGCTTTTATATGAACGCAATGGTGCGCATGCCTGATGTTGGTGATTTACGGCGTGAGGATTTAAAAAGTGAAACGGTGTTTACTGGTCACTTCCATAAACGCCAAACAGCAAAAAATATTACATACATTGGTAATAGTTTCCCACACAACTACGCGGATGCTGGTGATGACGCTCGCGGCGCGATGGTGCTAGACTGGGGCGGTGAGCCTGAATATATTGAATGGCCCGACGCCCCAAAGTATCGTCGCTTTTTATTAAGTGATGTACTTGAAAATACAGACACTGTTTTGAAGCCAAACATGTATTGTCGTGTTGAACTAGACGTTGACATTAGTTATGAAGAAGCAAATTTTATTAAGGAACAATTTATTCCAGAATTTGGATTACGAGAACTTAGTATTATCCCCAGGGTAGGCTCAGAAGAGCATGCTCAGAGTTTTCAAGGAGAAGTTAACTTTGAAAGTGTGGACAGTATTGTTACATCACATCTCACACAACTAGACAGTCCGCAGTATGACAAAAGTCTTATGTTAGACATTTACCGAAACCTATGATAAAGCCTATTATTATACATTATCCAAGTGGTGGATTTGGAAACTTTATCAACGTACTCCTTAGCATATGTTTTAATGCTATAGATACTCCGGATAAAGATTTTAAATTCAGCGCAAATGGTAACAGCCACGACTTTCCAAAATCAACTTGGACTCATTATGAGGATAATATAAAACTTTTTAGAGATGATATATTGCTAGTGGACAGCGGCATTGATAAAGATTACATAGAACCCATAACTGAAAGATTTCCAAACAGTCCTATAATTAGGATGTGTATTGACGAGCAAAGTAAAAGTATTGTAACACAAACCTGCAAATATAAAGCACAAGGAAAACAATTTATATTTGATGGTGAGTGGTGGGAAAAAAGAGAACAGTACACGCTAATGTATCACTATGGCGAAGAAAACAACGACTACTATATTAATAACTTTAAACCGTTAGACGAGTGTACTAACATTAACATAAGTGATTTGTTTGTAAACTTTGATAAAGTGTTAGAGCAGTTGTCAACAGTAGTTGGTTCTTACGATAAAGACAAAGCATACGAGCTTCACAACGGATTCTTAGAATCAAACAACAAATATTATAAAGCCGAGGAACTAGTTAATATAGTAAAGGACGCATTAGAAACGAAAAATCATGTTGAGTTAGACGATTATAGTTTGCATGATCAAGGATACTTGCTCTTTTGGCTCGAAAGAAAGTATAATATTAAAGAAATACCTCCGTACGACTATAGAGAATGGTTCAAACACACGAAAGAAATTGAAACTTGTTTAAACTTAATACACTAACCGTAAAGAATTTTATGAGCGTGGGCAATCAAACTCAGGCTGTAGACTTTGACCGTAGAGACTTAACTCTGGTGCTGGGTGAAAACTTAGATCAAGGAGGTGACGACTTAGGCGCCAGAAATGGCACGGGTAAAACCACAATCATCAACGCACTCAGTTATGCTCTCTACGGTCAAGCATTAACTAATATTAAAAAAGATAACCTAGTTAATAAGACCAACGGCAAGTCTATGATGGTTACTGTTGACTTTGAGTTACACGGCATTACGTATCGTATTGAACGTGGCCGTCGGCCCAACGTACTCAAGTTTATGGTTGGCGAAGTTGAAACTGAAGAACAACAAGGCGACAGTAGAGAAACGCAACACTATATTGACAAATTGTTGCACATGAGTCATGAGATGTTTAAGCATCTGGTTGCGCTTAACACTTATACGCAACCATTCCTTAGTTTAAGTGCAAATGATCAGCGTGATATAATTGAACAGATGCTGGGTATCACTATGTTAAGTGAAAAAGCAGATGCACTTAAAGATCTGAATAAAAAAACAAAGGACATGATTACTGAAGAAGAGTATCGTGTTAAGGCAGTTGAAGACGCAAACAAGCGAGTTGAAGAGCAGATTGACAGTCTAAAGAAACGTCAGCGTCTCTGGCATGCTAAACGTGACGAGGACGTAAAAAAACTAAAGTCTGGCATTGAGGATCTAGCACACATTGATATTGATAGCGAGCTTGCTAATCATAAACTACTAGAAGATTTTTATGCACAAAGGAAACGGCGAGAAGAAGCAGAGCGTTGGATTGTTGGAATTGACACTGATAATACCAAGCAAGAAAAGTTAATCCTACGTCTAGATAAAGAAATTGCACTACTTGAAGAACATAAATGCAGTACCTGTGGTCAGGAAATTCACGACGGCAAGCAGGAAGAAATTTTGGCTAGTAAAGCAACTACTAGACAAGAAGCAACTATGTCTATACTTGCTAATGAAACGCAACGTGCGGATCATTTAGAAATATTAAGTGAAGGTGTGTTGGGAGTTGCTCCAAAAGTATTTTATGATACAATTGATGATGCATATAACCACCGTAGTAGTTTGGATAGTTTAGCAAAAGAGCTAGAAAATCGCAGTAATGAAGTCGATCCATACGCAGAACAAATCGTGGAGATGACACAAACTGGTGTTGAGCCTGTTGACTGGAATACAGTTAACGAACTAGTACGTATACGCGATCACCAGGACTTCTTATTAAAATTATTAACTAATAAAGATAGTTTCATACGCAAACGTATTATTGATCAGAACTTGCAGTTCTTGAATGCTCGATTAACTCATTATCTTGACAAGATGGGATTGCCTCATTCAGTTCGTTTTATGAACGACCTAGGCGTAGAAATACAGGAACTGGGGCGGGATCTAGACTTTGACAACCTTAGTAGAGGAGAGCGTAATAGACTTATTTTAAGTTTAAGTTGGGCGTTCCGAGACGTTTGGGAAAGCCTATATCATCCTATCAACTTGTTGTTTATTGACGAAGTTGTTGACAGTGGAATGGACGTTAGTGGAGTCGAGAGTGCACTAGCAGTACTTAAACGGATGGCAAGAGACCGCAACAAGAGTATTTGGCTTGTTAGTCACAAGGATGAGCTTACAGGCAGAGTTAACAACCTGCTTAAAGTTGTAAAAGAGAATGGCTACACCAGTTATGACACGGACGTAGAAGTTGTATAAAGTACTTCATTTAGAGCCAACTGACGTATGTCAAGCCAAATGTCCACTGTGTAGTAGATCTACAAATCCACTATTTACAGACTTGCACAATCATTTAACTGTAGACCAGATACAAGCAAAGTTAAGTAGCACTGATATCCAGAGTTTGGATAAAATGTTTATGTGCGGCAATTATGGGGATCCTGCTGCAGGTGCCAACACACTGGAAATTTATCGTTACTTTAGGAGCGTAAATCCAAACATTACATTAGGAATGAACACCAACGGTGCTATACAGTCCACTAATTGGTGGAAAGAGCTTGCTGGTATTTTTACAATGCCTACAGACTATGTGGTTTTTAGTATAGATGGATTAGAAGACACAAATCATATCTACAGACGTAATGTTATCTGGAAAAAATTAATTGACAACTGTACAAGTTATATCAACGCTGGGGGGGAAGCTCACTGGGACATGTTAGTTTACAAACACAATCAGCATCAGGTTGATGAGTGTATGGAATTGGCAAAAACGCTAGGGTTTGCCTGGTTTAGAGCAAAAGTAAGTAAACGAGCCTTTATAGATGGTTTGGAATTTCCAGATGGTTATGAAAATCCTAAAATAGAACAGGGCAGTATCAACTGTATGGCTTTACAAGAATCAAGTGTGTATATAAGTGCAACTGGAGATGCACATCCTTGCTGTTGGTTAGGCAATAATTTAAATAATACATTACAAATGGCAGATGTGCAAGCAACATGGAATACTGATACACCCAATCCAACTTGCAAAAGAACATGTAGTGCAGTGGAAAATAGTTTTAAAAATCAATGGCAGCGTGAGGTAGAATTGTGAATCAGGAATATGCAACCAGTTGGTAGCTCCTGGATATATAATAAACATGAAGTGGTTATACAAGGATCAACCAGTAGACGAATTACCAGAAGACATAGTAGGTTTTGTCTACTTGATTACTAACACTACAAATAACAGACGATACATTGGCAAAAAACTGGCACGATTTAGGCGATCTAAACCACCCCTCAAAGGCAGAAAAAACAAACGGCGCACTACTGTGGAATCAGACTGGCGTGATTATTATGGCTCATCAGACGCACTAACGGCAGACATCGAAGCACTCGGCAAAAGCTGCTTTAAACGTGAGATACTCTACTATTGTTACAGCAAGGGAGAGTGTAGTTACATTGAAGCAAGAGAACAATTTAGGCACCGTGTTTTAGAATCAGATGAATGGTATAACGGGCATATACGTGTTCGTGTTCATCAGAGTCAAAAAATACTTACAGAATCTAACAAATAGGCTTACATAGCAACCCTGAATCAACGCCTTGAGACTGCTTCTGCGGTTGGAACTGGCGAGTTGCGGGCAAAAATTACTCTAGAAAACCCTTTAGCACTAGGAACGAGGCTGGGGATAGCGTAGAAATACGTGATATCGACGTAGGTTGGGAAAGGTCAGAGCCCATAGAGTAGCCAAAAATACCTACTTCCGGATGCTGGATAAACGACGGTAATGTCACCAGAATCGACGGAACCTTGGATTGGTTCCGTCTGACTGAAACACTTTGGTAATATCAAATTATAAGAGATCAAGTTATTAAGAGATCAAACACGGAACGTTAGTGAAGTGTTTGGATGAACGTAGTTCATCCGTTTAGGTTGACAGAATTATATAGTAAGTTATAATAAGTGTATTATCCAGGTGTAAATACTAAACCTAAAAAGGAATATATATATGGATGCTATAGATAAAAGGACAAAAAGCGAAGCTGAAAGTGCTTTTATTGAATTTGTTGACAAAATCCAGGACTTGGGATTCAAATTTGATTTATTTGATAAGGTGGAACTCACGTATATCAAAGGTGATGCTGCCTTAAAACCACATAGCATAGGTAATAAACTTACTTTACGTGCTGAAGAGTACGTGACAAGTGATGATAAAAACACCCAGATCACTTAGAAGAACGGCAATCCGCTCTTTTTAGTAACTTCTAGATTATCTTTAATAATTTCTTCTATAATTGGAATATCGTTTACACCTAGATTCAGTAGCTCGCTGTAACTGAGACCGCCCCGCATGTACCAGCATGCCTCCAAGAGCCTCTTCTTAAATTTCTTCGTATCCTGATCATAACCATCCAGTAATTTCTGGATTTCGTCAGAGCTCAAGGTCAGGATACGGATTCGAAAAAATTTGATTGGTCAAACGTAAATGGTGTTGTATAACTGTGCTGACAGTCAGGACACTGTGTGGGGATGTTTTTTTCAGGCACGCCGTCGTTGATTACTTTCTGATGCTTTTGCACAACATCGATAATTTTCCTGTCAGCACCCTCTATAAACTCATTAAGGAAAAATCTGTCAGATACCAGGGTTCCATCTGGCATTTCAATATACTCTACAGTTTCTGCCATCTGTCGGACGTTTAGATCAGTAAGTTTGGAAAAAACTTCGTTAAACTGTTTGAGTTTTTCTTCTTCAGTTAAATCAGTAGCATTTACAACTGTAAGCATGCGTTGTTGTTCAAACTGTTCCATGTTACTGCTATTAATTGCACGATATGTTGTAGGTTTAAGTTTTACTCTTAGATCTCGATATTCAGTCATATGGTCATAACCAGATATGTCTACTGTCATGTCAATAAATCTGCGTAGATCTATTTCATACTCGTTAGTTTCCTTGCATTCTGGGCACGTACTCATGTATTCCATTTGCTCGCCATAACTGGCAATACGGATACCTATGAGAATAACATCAAAGTCGCACACTGGTATTTCCCAGGCATCTTTAATATTTGGTATACAATGCTCAATAACGTCTACTACTGCCTGGCCATTTATCAGTGCATCAGGACTTTTAAGTATAAGTTCGTCTTTGGTACTCATTGCCAGTACTGGTAGTTCGCCATTAGCTGGCATATCAATGCTACCAGGTTTCCAAAATTTACCCTTGCTGGGTAAACTAAGGTAAATCTGTGGTGTTCTCATATATCCACTTAGTGGATTACCAGATTGCTGTGGTTGCATTTGTGCTCGTTGCAGAGTCTCCTGCATAACTTTTAGTTCTTCTGGTGTGGGGGATTCTATGCTCACTGTGTCATTCTCCGTGGTAAATACATTATATATACCGTAGTTGTATTTATATGCGTATATAACTAGGATTTAAAAATTGGCAGTCACAGTAGATATTCCAGGAGTTGGAACAGTTGTTGCAGATAATGCTGCTCAAGATAGCACTCTTAGCAGTATTTTAGCTGCCATTAAGTCACAATCTGGTGATGGCGGCGCCGCTGATAGTCAGGGTGTGCAAGCACTTAACTCACGCTCACGACAAGCAGGAAGCAGTATAACCAAGCTATCAGGTAGTTTTGGTGGACTAAGTGAGACTGTGGCTGCTACCGCAAGCGGAATGTCCGCGGTTGGCCGTGGCATGTCCAGCCTAATGGACTCCATGACCCGGTCTGCTAGCAGATTTGGCAGTATCACAGGCGAAAGTGTGTCACAAACCATGGGTGAAATTAACCGGGTAGCGGGATCAATGACCCGAGTTCTTCCAGGCATGCTTGGCAAAGTTGCCAATGGACTAACAGCTGGCGTAGGACTAATAAGTGGCGCAATGGCCAAGCAGGCTGATGCATATAATACTGCTGCTCAGAGCGGTTTTAATTTTGGTTACAGCATGGATAACATGCGAGATATTTCCAATGCTGCAGGACTTAGTATGACTCAGCTTACAAAAGTAATGCAACAAAGCGCAGATTCGATGTCACTTTTTGGAGGCGGCACAAATCAGGGCGCCAGGGAATTTGCAAGGCTTAATAAGATTGTGAGGGATCAGTCAGGTCCAGTTATGTTAAGAATGGGAATAGGTTTTGAAGAGCAGGGTGTGAGAACTGCAGAAACTATTGAGCGACTTATGTTGGCTGGTATGAGTTTTGACGAAGTTGCACGAAGCGGAGATTTAATTGCCAGAGAAACATTTAAAAGAGCACATGTAGAAGGCCAATTAGCTAAAATTAATGGAACCACACTACAGCAAGAACGAGAAAAAATGAAGGCAGCCCAAAAAGATGTTACACTCCAAGCGACTTTGTTTGGAGCGAACGATAAAGTACGTACACAAATGACATCTTTATACAAGCAATTAGAAGGACAGTTTGGACCTGGTATGGCAAAACTTGCACTGGAAATATACAAAAGTGGAGGTGCAATGTCTGAAGCAGGAGCTTTATTGACAACGCAGATGCCGGGATTAACAAATGCTTTAAAGGATCAAGTGGGTACAATTAAACAAACAGGGGGAGAAACGAATAGAACTTTTGCAGATATGCTTGCTGGTCTTGACCCAGAAGCTTTAAGACGAGAGCAGGGTGCGATGGCAGAGCTGCAATCCACTGCTTCACTAGCAGGTGTAAATATGGGAACCTTAAGCACTGTGCTAGAACAGTCATATTTAGGATTGCAAAAAGTAGCAACACAAGTAGAATCAGGCACAATTGACCGTATAATTGCTGATCAGGAAAAAATATTTGAGAAAGCTGGTAAAGTCACAACAGCTATGGTTAATCAGCAAACAATTATGCAACAAGCGGCACGAGAACTAAGCATGGCTATGACAGATGCTATCAGCGGTCCTATAGGCTCAGGAGTTATTAAAACTAATCAATTTATAATGGGTATGATGACAAACGCGGCGAAAGGAACGGGGGCGTTAGTTGAAAAAGTTAATGAAGTAATTAATTATATAGATGGACAAGTAACAGGTACTAGTGCCACTCCTCAATCAAGTGGTGGTCGTGGTGATGGAACCGCACAATCAAGTAATCCTATTAATTCTGGTAGTTTGTATCGCGACATGATAGATGCCATCAACCCTGTTAATACAGGAACACTAACACTGCCAACTAGTACTGGTACACATGCAATGAGTACTGCCGCACCTGCAGCCATAACAGAAAACCAAATGTCCAACATGCTTGCCGCCCATGCCAATGCAATTAGAGATGGCACACTAGATGGACTTGCAGATCGAATGGCTAAATTTGGTGGTGCTGGACCAGAAGATGCGGCTATGGAACAAATACAATCAGTGCCAGTTAGTTCGTCCAATGTTGTGAGTCTATCTAGTCAGGACAGAGAACTACTAAGCCAAATTGCTGCAGGCAATAGTATGATTGATAGAAGTGTTAATAGTGTTGGTATGCGGCAACTAGAAGCCCTTGATGAAGTTAAAATGAACACAGGTTAAATTAGGGTAAATAGTAAGAAGGTGTTATAATAAGTTATGAGTTGGAAAAAACATTTTAAAGTTGTTAATCAGAGTCCGCTATCAAATGCAGGACCTAGTAGCAGTAATAGTGACGTAAAGTTCGGAAACTATGCAAGTCAGTTGCCTGAAGTTTATGTTGGGCATCCAAACCGTATTGAGCGTTACAGCCAGTATGAGAACATGGATGTCGACAGTGAAATCAACGCCGCACTGGACATTCTTGCTGAGTTTTGTACCCAGTCAAACGACGAGAATAACACTGGATGGGATATTCACTTTCATGAAGAGCCCAGTCAAAACGAAGTAGAAACAATAAGCAAGCAGTTGATTAACTGGAATAATCTTAACGACTTTAATCAAAGACTGTTTAAGATGTTCCGTAACACACTCAAGTATGGCGATCAAGTGTTTATTAGAGATCCAGAAACATTTGAACTGTTCTGGGTAGACATGACCAAAGTTACAAAGATTATTGTAAACGAGAGCGAAGGCAAAGAGCCAGAGCAGTATGTTGTCAAAGACATCAATCCAAACTTCCAGAATTTAACTGCTACACAAGCCACACATGCTGATGATTATCATCGTCAGGGCGATCACAAACAGACTGGATATGTACAGCCCAGTAATGTGTACACCAGTGCTGGTTCTATGAGCGGCGGCAGATTTGATAATGCTATTAACGAAAAAGCTATTGGTTCAGAACACGTTGTACATGCTAGTCTCACAGAAGGTTTAGACACAAACTGGCCCTTTGGTAACAGCATACTAGAAAACGTATTCAAAGTTTTCAAACAAAAAGAATTACTAGAAGATGCGATTATTATCTATCGTATCCAACGTGCTCCAGAACGCCGTGTGTTCTATGTTGATGTTGGTGACATGCCAGCACATATGGCCATGGCTTTTGTTGAGCGTGTAAAAAATGAAATACATCAAAGACGAATTCCAAGCACAACAGGTGGTGGCACTAATATTATGGATACCACCTATAATCCACTATCAACTAACGAAGATTACTTCTTCCCCCAAACATCAGAAGGGCGTGGTTCAAAAGTTGAAACACTACCAGGCGGCACTAATTTGGGTGAGATTGATGATCTCAAATACTTCACTAACAAACTATTCAGAGGATTGCGTATCCCAATCAGTTACTTGCCAACAGGACCAGACGAAGGCGCCACAGGATATAATGATGGTAGGGTAGGTACAGCTCTTATTCAAGAGTATAGATTTAATGAATACTGTAAAAGACTACAGCGTCTTGTCAGTAAGACATTTGACAGAGAGTTCAAAATGTTCTTGCGTTGGAGAGGTTTGGAATTAGACAATTCAAGTTTTGAATTACGCCTTAACCCTCCACAAAACTTTGCTAAGTTCAGAGAAACTGAAGTAGATAATGCTAAGATTAGCACATTTACAGCACTAGAAGCGTATCCATACTTTAGTAAACGTTTCCTATTAGAGAGATACCTAGGACTAACAGAAGAAGAACTTGCACAAAACGCACGACAGTGGGCTGAAGAAAATGACGAACCAGAAACTGACACGCCAAACATGCGTAGTGTTGGTATTACACCAGGTGGTATCGAAAGTGATTTAGATAACTTTGCTGTGCCTGATGTGCCAGAAGAGGGTGGTGGAGAAGAGGGCGTAGAAGCGCCAGAAGGAGAAGGGGCTAGCGCACCAGGAGGTCCAACCGGATCAGCACAAAGCCCAATCCCAGGAACACCACCGCCAACTGAAGTTCCAGCATAAATAATACTATGAAATTAAAAAGCCTAATAGAATCGGACAAAAAGCAGAATCCTTTGCAAGTACACCCAAAGGAAGATATGTCTGTTGCACAAAAAACCGATACTCGTAAGACCAGACTTACACTAGAGCAGATAAACCGATTGCGTATGCTAAGTGATGTAAAAATTACTGAATATGCTAAAGAATTAACTAATATAAAAAAGCAATACTCAGTGCCTGTAGCAGCTGAATAGATAACTATAATAATTCGCAAGTTGGGATTAAGGCGCCAACATGTTCGTCCACTTAGCAATAAGATGGGCGGTTTTTTTTGACTTTTAACAAAAATAGCAATTATTCTTTGTATAGTAAATTTTTTGAGCCCAAAACAGGGCATATTACCCTAAAATTTTTATAAACTATAAATTAAATTATACATTTGCCTTAAACGAAGGAGTCGTAAAATGTCAGATAAATTTAACCAGCTCATTGAGCTACTAATTGCAGAAGATACAGATAAAGCACAAGAGCTTTTCCACGAAATCGTAGTAGAGCGCAGCCGCGATATTTACGAAAACCT